CAGATCATCCACAGTTGCAGTTGGGTATGTACCCAGTTAATGATCCGCAAGCTGTGCGTGAGCCACGTCCTGATGTGAGCTACCAAGTTTCGGGCCAGAACGGGTTGCAGATTTTGTTGACTAATAGTACGGCTCCAGATGGCTTCGGTTACCCAGAAGCAGGTAGCAGGATTTTTCAGTGGGGGTGGAGCCCGGTTGGCGGAGCTAGGAATTTTGATACTGATCTAACGCCAAATAACTTGGTTCTAGCTGTAGAACTTGGTACAGTAACGGTAAGCGTAACTTAGGAGTCTAATATGGACAAAGCGGATTTAAAACAGGACAAAAAAATGGTTGCTGGTGCCGTGCATAAGCACGAAAAACACATGCATCCCGGCAAGCCTATGACTAAGCTGGCTAAAGGCGGCAAGACCAATTTGCAAATGAAGCAGTTGGGTCGTGGTTTGGCTAAGGTTGCCAATCAGAAGAAGTCTTCTTTCACCTACAAAAAAGGCGGTTGATATGGCTAAATTTAGCAAAAAGGTTGGCGGCAAAGAAGTCGGCCAAGCTGAAGTCTATGCTGAGCCCCATACCATGGACGGTAAGTCTGGTGTGGACATCAGAAGCAGCGGCTATGGCGGTGGAGATCGCATGAAGGCCAACGATGTCAATATGTCTGTTGGAAACATCAGCCGCGATGACTATCCCGCTCCTAAAACCTCCGGCATTAAAATCCGTGGTACTGGCGCAGCTACTAAAGGCGTAATGGCTCGGGGGCCGATGGCGTGAACTATACGCAGCTTGTAGCCGCTATAACTGATTACACCCAGAATCAGTTTAATACCACCTCGATAAATACAATTATCGAGCAGGCGGAACAGCGCATCTACAACTCGGTTCAGTTCCCTTCGTTGCGTAAAAACGTGACGGGTAGCGTAACTGTGGCAAACAAATATTTGTCTTGCCCAGAAGACTTCTTGTCAACTTACTCTTTGGCAGTCATTGACGCCAGTGGCAACTACGAATATTTGTTGAACAAGGATGTGAACTTCATACGGCAGTCTTACCCTAACCCGACCACAGACGTTGGCATCCCTAAGTACTACGCCCTGTTCGGCCCGACAGTCAACACCAGCACAATCACCAATGAGTTGTCATTCATTGTTGGCCCAACGCCTAATGCTTCCTATTCTGTAGAGCTGCACTATTACTATTACCCACTATCAATCACCACAGCTACTACCACATGGCTAGGTGATAACTTTGATACCGTTCTCTTGTATGGTTCGCTGGTTGAAGCGTACACCTACATGAAGGGCGAACAAGATTTGATTGTTTTGTACGATACCAAGTACAAAGAAGCACTTGCCTTGGCTAAACGTCTTGGAGATGGATTGGAGCGCAGTGATGCGTATCGCAGTGGCCAGTACCGTGAAGCGCCTCTACCTCAAAACTCGGGGGTTAGATAATGCCGTTTACCGGAAATTGGACTACCAATACATTTAAGGTTGGCTTGCTTGATGGAGTGTTTAACTTTGACACCGGGACTTCTCAAGTATTCAAGATCGCGCTTTATACCAACGCCGCTACACTGAATCAAACTACTACCGCATACACAAGCACAGGCGAGACTTCAGGTGGAAACTATGTTGCAGGCGGTCAGATTTTGGTCATCTCTCAAGCCCCCACCGTTGGGACAACCAGTGGAACAACTGCCTTTATCTCTTTTTCAAACGCCGCATGGACTGGTTCTATAACTGCCAGAGGTGCTTTGATTTATTTAGCCAATGGCACCACAAACCCCGCAGTATGCGTACTAGATTTTGGTTCAGATAAGACCTCTACGAGTACATTTACCGTACAATTCCCAGCAGCCACTAACACGTCTGCAATCATTCGACTCGCTTAAGGAGCAATCATGCATAAAGAACAATCCGGTTTTGGCGATCACGCTGTAGCCACGTTGCAAGCTAACGCATCTATCCCAGAAGGTATGGGTATTGATGGCTACTACCATGTAGAGTGCCGCGATGCAGACGGTAACCTCAAGTGGAACGAAGAGTTTCCCAATCTGGTTGTGGCCGTAGGCAAACAGTTGTTGCTGGACACCCTGCTACGCACATCTGGAACATATACCACTGTTGGCCCATTCTTAGGTCTGATTAACAACAGCACCACATTTGCCGCAGCAGACACTATGTCTTCTAAGACATGGACTGAGTTGACCACCTACACCGTGGGCGGTTCAGCAGTTCGTGGAACAGCAGTATTTGCAGCAGCCACTTCGTCTGGTACAACTCCATCGAACGTAACAACTTCGACGGCTACAGCAATTACCTACACCATGACAGGTGCTGCTACGGTTTATGGCTGTTTCTTGGTAACAGGTTCTGGCGCAGTCAGCACAATCTCTAGCACTGCGGGTACTTTGTACTCAGAAGGCAACTTTGCCACTGCTAAGACTGTTACTTCTGGCGATACCGTCACGGTAACTTATAGCACGACCGCTACAAGTTGATTTGCATAAAAGGCTGCTGTGTTCTACACATATGCGCACTACACTCCTGATAAAAATCTTTTCTATATTGGGAAAGGTAACGGGAGACGTGCGTATATTCTCCACAAAAGAAATAACCACTGGAACAACATAGTAAAAAAACACGGTAAACCGGAAGTGCAGATTCTGGCGCACTGGAATACCGAAGCCGAAGCCTTTGACCACGAGAAGTTATTGATTTCTTGTTTTAGAGACATGGGGCATACGCTATGTAATATGTCTGAAGGGGGAGAAGGCCCGACGGGGTTAAAGCACTCTGAAAAGTTCAAACAAAAAATCCGTGAGCTGCATACAGGAAGCACTTGGAACTTGGGCAGAGCTACATCTGCGAAACAAAAACAAGTAACCAGCCAAAGAACCAAAGGTAACAAGTACGCTGCTGGCAACACAAACAATCGCCGTTGGAGATGGGTTGGCACAAGTGTCAAAGACGGGAGCGTTATTTCTTTCATTGGAACTATTGCATTGAACAACGCAGGCTTCCAACACCCAAACGTAATCGAGTGTTTAAGTGGCACCCGCAAGTCCCACAAAGGCTACACTTGGCGTAAAGAACCGTTGGAGAATACATAATGGCTCTTGCCCTTAATGATCGGGTACAGCAGACTGGCACAGCCAACACCACAGTAAGTTTCACGCTTACTGGCTCGGTCACGGGCTTCCAGTCTTTTGCCGTGGTTGGCAATGGAAACACCACCTATTACTCAGCATTTGACGCTACGGGTAACTGGGAGGTGGGGGTTGGCACGTACTCGACTACTGGCCCGACGCTCACGCGCACGACCATCCTGTCGTCTAGCAACTCTGGGTCAGCGGTTACTTTTGTAGGCTCGGTCAACGTATTTGTCACCTACCCATCTAGTAAGTCTGTCAATTTAGACGGGTCTAACAACGTCAGTGCCTTGGGTACGGTATCTTCTGGTACTTGGCAAGGCTCTACTATAGCCGTGGCTTATGGCGGCACAGGCGTAACTGCTTCTTCTGGTGCCAACTCGGTTGTATTAAGAGACGCAAGCGCCAACGTCACATTTAATAACTTCATACCGGGCACAACGGCAACAACGGCATCTGGTGGTACAACGGTTTTAACCGTAGCCTCTTCAAGAACTCAGATTTTAGTTGGCTCTACCACGCACACATTCCAGCTACCTGACGCTACAACTTTGCAGCTTGGGCATAGTTTTATTGTTGTAAACAACTCTTCTGGTGTTTTAACCGTTACAAACAATGGTAGTGCGACAATTGAAACACTTCCGTCTGGCGGCGCTTCTCAGTTAGGTGCAACAAGTATTGCCACCCCTTCGGGTACTTGGGGCATCTATTCTTTCCTGCCCGGAACTTATAACTTTAATACAGGCACCGCAGATTTTGGTACAGCGACAATAACTAACGCCACATGGAATGGCGGAACTATTGCATCAGGCTTCGGCGGCACAGGCTTAACCACCTTTACCGGGGCTAACAACGCGCTGTATTCGACAAGTGCTTCTGCTCTGGTTGCGGGTACATTGCCAGCGGCAGCGGGCGGTACAGGCTCTACTTCCACGCCAACGGCTGGCGGCGCAGTCTATGGAAACGGAACCGCTTATGCCATTACCGCAGCAGGTACATCAGGGCAGGTTCTAACCTCAAACGGTGCATCTGCACCCACTTGGCAGAACAACGCTGACGGGGTTGCCTTATCAAACGACACCTCTACGGCAAGCAATCTGTTCCCCATATTTGCAAATGCTACGAGCGGCAGTGCTTCAACGGTTTTCACTTCAAATTCCAAACTGTTGTACAAGCCTTCCAACGGGGAATTCCAAGCCTCAGAGCTGAACGCTAGTAATGGTATTGAAGTAAATTCACAAACAGTGTCCGCAAGCTACAGCATTCCGTCGGGCTCTAACGCCATGTCCGTTGGCCCTATATCGGTTGCTACTGGACAGACTGTTACTGTACCAAGCGGCTCACGCTGGCTGGTTTTGTAAGGAAACACAATGGCTAACATCATCACAGCAGGAAACGGCTCCAACAGTGGTACATCCATTTCGTCAGATACCTCGGGCATATTAGAGATTAGAACAGGCTCTGGCCCTACCACTGCAATTACTGTAGATTCTTCACAGAACGTAGGTATTGGGACGATTAGTCCTGCTTATAAATTAGA